CTTGTTCTCCAAGCGAGCGGCGGTGCTTCTTTTCATCGTCGCTGTAAACGGACACAACCGGGAAGGTGGTCATTCGTTAATACCCAAGTCAGTGGCTTTAGGGGGGCGCACCATGCTTTCGCGGGTTGAAAAGTCTTTATTGCGGCCTTTGTTTGGAACAAATCCATGCCGCTTGTACCATTTTGTTAGCCGCGCCTTGTTTGCCCCAAAAGCACTAGACGGCGTTAATGCGAGAGTGATGCCGTCAGCATCAGCTTGATTTATAAGTTGTTCTAGTTGCTGATCTGCTAACCCTTGGCCGCGCAAATTGCTGGGCGTTTTAATCTTGCTAATTTCTAAAACATTGCCACGCTTGGTCGTTTCAATATCGACGCCGCGCCCCCTGCCGCCAAGTGCTTCCAACAATGCGTCATCATCCGCCCGTTGCTTTGCAGTTACTGGTTGCCAATCCAGCAGGGGCGCTGTTTTGTCTGTCTTGTCCAAATCAATAAGCCGTGTTCTTACGTTTTGCCCGCCTTCATCTGCAACCGCCGCTATCCTATGATGCCCATCCCTCACAAAATATTCGCCGCCCTTCTTTACCACCAGCGGTAACGAGCCTGGCTCGGAGCTAATGGGGTCAGCGAAGTCTGGATTAACCTTAGTCTGGGTTGCGTTCAATGACCTGATGGGCAAAACAACGGTTTCTGGTGAAGCTGTCTCAAGGTTGGCAGCGCGGTTGTCTGCTTTTGTTAATTGTGGATGCTTAACATCCCTAAACGTCCACCCCGTATCTGTACGGGATGCGCCCTTTGGCATCATGCTTACAGTTCCCGGCAGGAACATAAACGGCACCGCCGCCGCCGCCATCCCGTAGTTGGCGAGTGCCGGTCCATATTTCCCCTGCCCAAATAATCTATTCCCCACCTCGGCATCCCGCACCATGCCAGCAACGTCCGCTTGTGGCCCCATGATATTCGCCGCCGCCATCGTTGGTCTGTATGCCGGTCCTAGCACCCCTCGCGCCACCTGTTCCGGGGTGTCGCTCAAGCGCCGCAACACGCCCGCCGGGAGACGCTTCAAAGCGTCCATCGAGTCCTGTAGGTAGCTATTTCTTCCGAAAATACTGTCTGCCACTACAACCCGCCATCCGCGCTGATTTCAGCGTCAACGCCCTGCGCGTGGCTCCAGCTTGATGCCGCTGCCACCGTAACCTCGGCGCGCACATAGCGGGCGCTTTGCGTGAAATGCGCGGAACCATCCGCATCCACGCTGGCGGCGCTGCCGGTGGTTATGGTCGTCCCAGGATTGTCCCGGTATTTCAATTTGATGGTAACGTCATCCGTATCATCAACGTCAACGTAAGGTTGGACGCCGCTAACAAATATCCGGCTTTTGCCGCCGATCTCCTGGCTTTCAATTGTCGCCGCCAGAGGAACGGCTGAGAACCGAGATAATTTATGCGCGCTATCCATCGCTGAAAATATCGGGCGCCCGCCGACCCATGCCCTGGAATCCAGACTAAGACCGAATACGCCCGCATCATCAATATTTGTCCCGACAGAATCCAACCCGTCCAGAGTTGTGCCTTGCGTCAAATCTTTGAAAATGAACTCCGCATCAAATTCAGCACTGGACCAACGATCAATTGCCCAATTGTAAATGACGGCCTTGTCGGGAATAGAACTCCCGCTTGATGGATAAATCCACCAGAACATTTTATTAATCACGTCCGCCGAACCGATCACCAGATGCATGGATGATTGATCCACATCCGCGTAAAATGTCTTATCAATGCGTTGCGTCCCTATCGGGGTAGAATCCTGGCCGTTGAATAAATAAAATCCATCCTCGGCGAGGTAGGCCGCGAAATCGCCCACATTAACCACCGAATTAGGGGCGGGCGTTCCTCTTGAATTTTCGACCTGATAGAATCCGAAAACGGTGGGGCTGCCCTGGTAAACTATCCTATATATCGAATGATCCATCCAAATCGCGCCATCGACGCCCCCCACGGCGCCGGTAATCGCTTGGCCCCATCCACCGCTGGGTAGGTCTTGCCGGTCAGACTGGACTTGCGCCGCTGCCGCCGAACCAATTGTCGGCCATGATGTCGGGTTATCGATGGCGCTCCACCAAGCCCGGTTCGGAACCGCGCCATCGGTGGAGTCCCAAGTATTCAGGGCCATAATAAAATCTTTGACTTGCGCGATATGCCGCGCTCTGGGTGCCGCCGCCGCCAGATTGGCAAACAGCGAGCTAGTCCCCATTACATAAGATTGCATCGGATCAGCGAGTCCATTGCAGGATATGACACGATTTCCGAACTTGGCGAATTCCACCGTCTCATCAGACGCCACAGTATAATTTGCGGCAATTGAAACGTCCCCCCACGCGGCTGTAGCCAGCTTATAAAGTTTGGTGGCGTCCCCGGCGAAGGTGAATGTATTTCCCGCATAATCTTGGAAGCTGGCCGCGCCTTGACACCTCGCACTCAACGCATCCGAAACCGTTGACAACGCACCGACCGGGCCATAACTGCCTTTTGTAAGCGGGATAATGTTTTTGGCAACCGTCGAAAAAGCCCCGCCCGCATCCAGGGCTGGCTGGTCTGGTGCGTATTCTCCAAAATTAATCATCCCCTATCCCCGGTTGATGTTGAAGCCGGTCAGGCTTGTTAGGGATGGGTCCACAGTTGCCTTCACATTCCGCCTCGATCTGGAATCAACGCTGTTAAGCCACTTAACGCCCTCTTCGCGCTTCGGCGCCCAGATCGCAATCATTTCAGGATTGCGCGTATAGACTCCCGCCTCGACCATGGTTGCGAATGTGTACACATCCGGCGCAGTTGTCAGAAGCCAATTCGTCGCGTCGGTTCCAATGTCGAATTTCTTGAAATATCTAGCCTTGAGCGTGTAAGCCTGGTCAGCGGGACGTTCAAATTCATAGGTCGATGTTACAATAAAATCTCGCGGCTGGCCGGTCCCGGAGGATTTTCTATCGGCCATTTTAGCAGTTGATATTTGTTCCAGCCGAACCGAATTATCAGAATACCGCAACGAAAGATTTTCGATCCATCCCGTAGGAAAGCTGGCGGTTTCTGCCCCAGATGATAGTGCCACACTGGATTCATTCTCCATCTGCAATAGACGGAGATTCCGATTTAAATACGCCTCACCCATCGTGATAAAATTCGGAATTACACTCGTTAAATCAGACCTCGCCAACCATGTGGCAACGTCGGCCTTTAACTCTGTGTAATTTGTTGGAACAGCCATGGACGCATCTCCAGGGTATGAATGGAGTCAGAGGCGGGTTTTTACACCCGCCCCTGGTTATCCAAGAACGTCAATTAGTTCATATGGATTCGACAAGCTAACTCTGGCCTGATCGTTTTGTATCCATAAAGAACATCGATGCGCGTCGGGAATGTGTCGGCACTAATCGAATAGTCGCGGACAATTCTCATGCTGATTCCATCCACCACTTCTCTTGCGGCAAAATCAACACCCTTTGGCATCACCAAATCCGCCGTCGCAAAGCAGAAAGCATCCTTATGATATGCCATCGAAACGCCGAAATCGGCGCTAGCAGCGATATCCGTGGACTGGTCGCTTTCGTTTTTGTGCAAAGCCGCATTATTCGCGGGCATCGCCGATACGTTCTGTTTCGCGCCGGAACTATACATAGCCGGTGAGAAACTGATCGTCGTTGCGCTGGTGCCAGAGTTCGCCGTAACGGTAAACTCTTTCAGCTTGGTTAAGGTGGATTTAGTCTCTGGATGAACTGCGAAAACTGACGCGAAATAAAATATATCGCCGACCAGATAAGTCCCGGCTCCAGTATCAGTCGTGATCGAAGTCGATCCCTCGGCTATCGTGCCAGAATCATTGACAAGATAGTCACCAGTCCCGTCATCAGTTCCAGTCGTGTGCTGGCCCCAAAGACTATTCTCCATAATTTCAGAGAACCCGAACGTATTGGAAGCAACGCGACCCTCTCTATAGTTTTTGCTCACATTTGTTTGGTCATTATAAAGACCTTTCAGAGCATCAACCAGATCGAGATTGTCTTGGGTGTTCAGATTCAAGCACCGGTTATCATATGGCGCGAGATTATCCGTTAACACCTTGGATGCCGTCATCACATCGCTGGCTGTGATGGTTGCACCAACGTCCGTTACGTTGTTGCTGACATCCTTAAACATCGACATGGCATCCGATTCAATATTGGCCGCAAGCACGCTCATGGCCGGTTCTAGAATCCGTTTGCCGAAATTGTCGATATCCAAGCTCAAATCGTCACTAGTCCACGTTGTATCAACGCCCTTTTGCGTTGCGACCTGTAACGTAACGGAAGACTCTGTGACGTCTTGAGACGAAAGAGCCGCACCGGTTCGAATGGTGTACTGATTGGGAAGCCTGATTTTCAGACTGTCGCCGATCTTTGCACCGGATTTACCAAAAGATGAATCGTATTCACGGTTGACCGTGCCGACAAAATTCAGCTTCGAATGGAGGATGCGAAGCGCCTCGCGGGTAACTTCGGTGGGGGTAAGGTTACTGTTAGCCATTTTAACACCTCGTAAATAACCGCCGATTAACTCGGCGGCGGGCTATCTAGCCGCTAATTGAAGATTGCGACGCCGCACCCACTCCTCTGCCGAAAGATTATCGTGTAGGCCATTTTGAGGCGCGGACTTTTTAGCCCTCACCTTTTTGGTCGGCGCGATATCACCCGGCTTTAATTTGGGTTTAGCGTTGCGCTGCTTTGCTTGTTGCTGGTCGTACAGATGCGCCTTGCGAAGCACCTTGATATCAACTGGATTTGTGATCATGCTAAGGGCTTGCTCGGTGTAACCGAGTCCCAATGCGTATTCCGTCACATCTCGTTCGACATCTTTCGACCAGCCAGCTATATCCCGTTGCACAACGTCCCGGCATTGTTCCTGCGCCTTGGCAAGCTCGACTTGCTGCGCTTGGAGTGCCGTCTGGTGCGCTAGTTGGAATTGATTCTCGGCCTCGGCTTTGGCAGTCCGCGCCATTTGATGTTGATGGCTTAGACGCGCGGCCTCGGCTGGGTCTTGATTATAAAGTGCATCCCAGTCGATCTGATCAAAAGCTGTTACCTGTTGGTCAGCGACTTGAATGGCCGCAAGCTCATTTATATGAGCCATTTGGACTTCTGCCGCCTCCTGAAGTTGCGATTGCCTTGCTTCAACTTGGCGGCGTTGCTCGGCTACTTCCTGAGTCTTTTTTGTATAATCAGATTGGTGGATGTAGCCATCGCGTAAATCCGGGTGGACTTTATAGGTCTGCCCGTTTAGTTCGACCTCGGCCCAATCTTCTGTGGCATCTTGGTCGTCCGAATCCTCGTCTTCCTCGGCCTCGTCCGCGCCGGTTTCATCCGCTAGGATATCCGTCTCGGGTGCCTCGGATTCTTCAGTTTCGGATTTGGTGGACTCGTCATAAGACTCCACCGCCGATTCGTCATCGGCAGCGAGTCCCGTCTGGGCTTGCTCGCTCATTTTAAAAACTCCATTAAGGTAGGGTTGGCGCTAGGTAATTAGTAATATCAGAGCCTCGTCGTCACGGCGTACCCGTGCATATTGCTCCATAGCGATGGCTTGTTCCATCGCAGCCATCCGGTCAATGGCGGCTTGCTTATCCGCCGCCCGGTCTGATTTCAGCGATATAAGCTGCTGAATCAAGAAGTCCAATGTCAGTTGTGACGCATAAAGTCTGGCGAATTCGCCCGCACTTGGTTCCGTTACTGGTCGGCTCGGCACCGCAAACTGGCGGATTGTCCCTTGGATGGCGGTCGGCGATATCTTTTCAACCTCAAGGAAGGCATCCGCAACCGCCTTCCTTGTGGCCTCATCGGCTAAAGATTCCTTTAGCTGATCAATCGCAGACCGCTGCCAAAGTTTTCGACTCCAGGCCGGTAGCTGCCGCCCGCCGCCTGTTGGCTCTGCAACACCAACCACCGCCGCGACAGACTTGGCGAACGACGAATACCGCATGCGCGGTCCACCATGTTGACCTAGCCTAGTAATGTGCGACTGGCTTTTGCCTATCGCCGCACGAGAGTGATCACTATAAGGTGGTCGCGCCCCGCCGTGTAAACCAAGCCGTGTTAGGCGTGGCTTTACAGTACTTTCTTTGTCAGCAAAC